TCGGTTGATTAGGAAATATAGTTGAAACATCGCTGTTATTATAATAGTACGTTCGAAAGTATGCTCCTGGATCATCAGAGTTTTCCACATACCTAAGAGCAGCAAAAACTATAAGATTAAAACGAGAGTTAGTGCGTTGTGGCGTAAAACTCACATCACCTGTATATAGCGAACTAGTGGTACTGCTATAATTAGTAGCATCTCTTTTAGTTTGCATATTTATGGGGCGCAGATTTTCTGTCTCAGTAAACGAGACCGTTTGGTAAAGAGTAACGCCACTAGTGGTTATCAATATTCTAGTAGAAAAATTGCTTCTGAAATACGTGAGCGTAGTACCAGCGGCATCAAAAAAATTAGCACCAGAGTGATATATGGATAAATCATCAGTATTGCCGAAGAAAAGTCTATCATTATCTTGAAAAGAAGCATTAGCAAAAAAATCTACAGTATTATTAAAATTTGCTTGTTGATTAAACTCGACCGTATCATCAAACTGCCAGTAATCTTCTAAAGGATTAGAAACAAGGGTTAGCTTGTTTGTACCATCTTGCTGGAATTTAATTTCCCCATCATCTCCTGTAGCGTTTATGATTATATCTCTGTTTGTTTCACCCCTTAATGTAATAGTGCTACTAGTTACATCAATTGATCCGGAATCAGCCCCTGCTTCTGAACTAAAATCTTTTAACCTATAAACACTTGTCGTAGTGTCTTTGTGGCGAGCCATAAAGCGGTCTGCTGTAAGCGTCACAAAAGCTACTTTAGTACCTGCCGCAAAATTCACAGCAGAACCTGCATTACTACTGTCTAAAATAGTATCTCTAGAAAGAGTCGTTCCTGTAGCCGTATATGTACCAACGCCTACTTCAAAATCATTAGTAGCACTATCAAATAAAGTGTACTGAACTTCTGCCGTACCCGAAGAAGTTATGCCATCATTAAAAGTCTGAAACCCAGAAGAAGCCCCAGCTAAAGTAATTGTTCCTGTTCCTGTGGTAGTAAAGTCTTCTTGGACTCTATTACCAAATACAGAATCAGCCATTACGCAATCCTTATAACCGCGTTAGTCGCATCCGCAGTAGGGAAGATTACAGTAAAATCACCGCTTGTTGATGTTTTATCAGCAGTAAAATCAAGCACAACGACCGAAGGGTCTCCTGCGGCGGTATCATTGTATATAAGCGCACCACGAGCTGTAATAGTAGCCGATGTAAAGGTTATATCAGCAAAATCAGTAAACGCTGTAGTTCCAGAAGTAGCGGGGTCTACACGAGTAAGTTCGCCGCCCCCCGCCACATAGCTACCTGAGTCACCAACTTCGTCAGTGGCTGTATAGGCCGTTGTCGCGGCAGTAAACGATGCGTTATTATCGTATAAAGCAAGTTTAAATGTTGAGCCCCCTACATTTAAAAAATTATGCACTCCTTCCATTAGCTCTTTTTTAAAAGAAGTACACATAAAATCACCAGTAAAAGCCATTAAAGCCTCCTTATGTATTCTGATAGTTGTAATTGCCCTGAATCTTTTATAGCATTACAGATTGTGGTGCGGTCACTTTTTTTGACTTGTTCCATATAATAAAGAACAACTTTCCTTGTACGCTCCTTAAAAGCTTCAGCTTGTAAACGTATGGGCTCAGGGGCTTCCTCAGAAATAGATATAATTTTATCAACGCACAGATATGAGAGTTCCTCAACCGATAAACCTCTATTATCAGTAGTCTTTACATCTACACTGCCTACCATTAAATTCATCATCGTTTTGGACTAATTACCATACCTGTTCTATAAAAATCCGTTGTTTCTTTACTGTCGCCTAATAATTTCAAGCCGAGTAAAGATTCTTCAAACCTTTGGTTATACACAGCCATTATATCTTGCTCACCTTTCATAAAGGTGTACGCCTCCACAAGAGAACCATACAAAAGGGCTATTTCTCCATTTTGGCTTAACCAAGTTGTGCCACTGTCTGAACCCGCTGTTAAACTAGCAGGTCTGTAAATATAGTGTAACTCTGCGGTGTGGGCTGTATCAGGTGTGGGTGCTAAGATAAAATTATTTATGTCAAAAAAAGCGTAGTATCTAGGTGTACCTGTTTCACTGGCATCTGGGTGAAAAGATTGCAAAAAGTTCACATCTTTATACTCTAGAAATACCTTATCTCCGTCTGTGTTTGTAAAACTTAAAGAGATGGGGGCAATAAAATCAGAAGGTACACCTAAATATTGATCAGATACAGCAAAACTAGTCGTGACATTTTTACGAAAAAGTTCTAGTTGAATTATTTTAAATATTTTTTCTTCTGTCAAACGGATAAACGTAGGAAGATTATTCACGAACGTCGTTTCATCGTTCTGTGTATAATCCTGGATAGCTGTTTTTAATTCACCGTATGTAAATGTCATGTCGTTGTCACCGTTACTGAACCTACACTACCTGTAGCGGAAAAACTTTGCAACTCTGTGGGAAGTTGAGCTTCTGTCGCAGTTGACCAAAATCCATCACCTAAATAAGTAAGACCATTTGTAGTAACAACTTGGAAAGTAGTGGTCTCAACACCGTTTTGAGGACGCGGGTCATACAGAGCTTGAGGATCAACAGGCTGTTGTACAGGTTCTAGCTGTGGGTGTTTAGGCTCATAACACTCAGGACATACTTTTAGATTATTCCATTCTTTACGCAAAGATAAGTACGGGTACTCAAAACCACACCTATCACATAAAGCATTAGAGTATTTTCCTACTGCAAAAGCCATTAGCCAAACCCATAATAATCACGCCTTGGAACAAGAGATAAATTAGCGCGATCTACATCTTCGTACGCCGCCCGTGTAAACTCTTCTTCATACACAGATTTTAATAATTCTGTTCTTTCAGGAGCTCGTTTTATAGATAAATAATAAGCTAACCCCGCCGCTAGGCATGGATAAAACCTAAACGGGACATCCATTGTATTTGTAAATGTATCAGCATCTTGTATTCTAGTCAGCCTGTCGTAAACATAGGTATAAGATTGATCAGGAGTAGGCCATACATTTAGCACGGGGGTAATAGTGCGATCCACATACCATTGCGTAGGTCGACCTTCTGTGAGCTTACTAGGTATATTCAAAAACTCATCACGACTAATTCGGTCGATCATAATATCGGATTGCGTAGAAAGCCCTGCGTTTGTACGAATAACAGCATTTAACACATCTACTGTATTGGCATCTAGATTATACGCACTCGTGCCTTTAACCAAAGCTACCGTATTTTGCTCTATCGTCCACAGATTCAAGCCCCTATTTGCCCATTCTGCAAACATAAGGTTAAGGGAACGCTTTGCAGTTTTAAGATCGTAACCCGTACGAACTTCTTGACCGCAACGCTCAAACGCCTCTTCAATGTAATCAGAAACGTCTAGCTCGAAATCTGTGGAGTTAGAAGTAGCCATTTATCTTCCTTTTCGACGCATAGGTCTTGAACGAGCTTTGAGTTTTTGGGTCATTCCACCCAACCCTTTTTTGAGAGCCCCGCCAACCTTTGGTCTTGAACGAGCTTTGAGTTTTCCGGTCATTCCACCCAACCCTTTTTTGAGAGCCCCGCCAACCATTTTACCAACATTAGCTGATTTTAAGTTTTTCCCCAGAGCACTGCCAAAACCTCTTCCTGTTTGCATGGGCTTTTTCTTTGAACCTGCTACGCGACCTCTAAGAATCGTGTTTGTAGCGGTTCCAGTTTTCTTTTTCATAGCCGCGCCACCTTTAGCGTAGCCTTTTTTACCTTTCATCATCGCTATCTCCTGCATAAAGGTTATTAAATGTAACAGAGGGATCCATATAACTTTCATCATTTTCCGCGCTATGCGTCCACTGACTCGGTTTAAAATCTGGTGCTCCAGATCCTGTTTCCCAAAGTGCAGGGGAAGTAGCTCTTACCCTGTTATTCGGCAACGCGACAATATTACCTGTCCATTTACCGGCATTTGTAAGTTCTATAACATGACTCTGCTTATGTTGTGCAGGATCATCAGCTATATCTGTTTCAGTATAGTCTACGGTAAACATATATCTACCTGTATAAAACTCACCATCTATTTTACAAAGCCATGGGCTTGAACTTACTCTATCAAGTTTTACGACAGAATGATAGTGAGAACTACAATCCCAAGGTTGTGCATGGTGTGTAACCATACGCTCAGGCCATTCTTCCAAAGGTGTGTCTGCTACTAACGCAGTAATAGGTAATCTTGCCCACATAGCCCCACCATGCACATTTTCAGTATCTTCAATATCAGATTCACAACCTGTAAAGACTACTTGAAAACTCAAACAACGGTCAGGAACTGTATTGACAGCAATAGCCATGGCGTGAATAAACTCACCGTGATACTGCTCATGATTATGTGTGAATTCTTTCCGCACCCAACATTTAAAGTGCGGGATATTACTTATAAGATAACTCATGATTTTTTAGGCGGCTTTTTCGGTTTTTTACCTTTACCAAAGATATGAGCATCAACTTTAGCCGCTTTCCCCCCTGTTAAAACACTATTCACGCGAGCCATAGCCCATTGATTAGGTGTAGCTCCGGGACGATGCCCTGTCCTATAAGCCGCTAACCCTTTGTTGTAGACACGGCCTAGTTGACCAGCAGTAACCTTTTTTCCTTTTTTGCGAGCCGCCGCCGCTTTGTTGGCTAAAGACTTTTTGACACTTGCAGATAATGTCATCAGGCTCTCCCAAATTTTTTCTTAAACTTCTTGGTGTGGACAGAGGGCTTTGTTTTGCGCCGAGTTCCACTGCTAGTAAAATCACTTGCGAAAACATAAGCTGAAGGATCCTTAGAAGATTTTTTAGAATTACGCTGTATTTCTTTTCGGCGTTTAGCTTTATCAGCAGAGCTAAGACCCGCTAAATATTTCGCTGGTATTTTACGCTTTTTACGAGTCGCAGGAGCTTTACTAACTTGCTTACTCATTTGAGCGCGTGACATCGCCATTATAGTAGCCTCGGTATTGCCGCCGCCGCTATAATTAAAATAGCTAACCCCCACATACGTTTGTCTAGCTTATCTAAAGCTGACTGGATATCCGCATAACGTCGGTTACACTCATCTTCATGTTTTTCTAACAGCCTTAATACTTCTTCTGCTTTCATTTTACCAAGCCTTACATGACCAATATCGTGCGGTGAATTTATCCTTAGCGGTTTCACAGTTGTGGCGAGCCCTAAAGTTTTTCCTACGTCCTGGAATATTTTTCTTTATTGTCATATTCGGATCACCAAACCGTACCAGTTTTACTTGATCGCCTTTTTTAGCAAGGACTGCTGACTTTTTGGGACCGTTTGGGGTACGCTTGGGTTTATTATAGCCGCTGAAAGTTTCGCCCCTGTACTGTAACTTCCCGCTAGGCGTACGTTTTACGTTTTTGGTTGAAGCCATTACAAAGCATCTCCGTTTTGGATGTAAATAAACTCCATTGACGCGGAGACATTAAAGTCAACAGACCCTGAAGAAGAAAACGCCCTCATTTCCAAGTCTGTTTTTTCTGTAAACCTTAACGGAAAAGTATAGAACTGCTCGTGTGCCCCATCTGTCAGGGTAAATCTTTCTTTTATCTGGAAGACTTCTTCGTATGGCCTAGCAACAAGACTAGCATTCAGAATAGCGGGTGTCTGAGTTGACGTACCTGTAGATAAAGACATTTTTGTAAG